TATTGGGCACGCATGTTTTATGCTACCCACGATCTTGTGCCTTTACTTGTGGATATTTATTCAACTTTCCCTACCGCTGGCCTAGAGTTTGTGTGTAAAGATGATGATATTGCGGAGTTTTACCGTGATATGTTCATGGATCCGGAAAAACTCAATTACGAAAACTTCCTCAAAGAAATTGGAAAAGAGTTCTTTATTTCCGGTGAATGCACCATTCTAGGGCACTTTGATGAAGTCAATGGTGTTTGGGAAAGCGAAGAGATTCTAAACCCGGATAATGTTATTGTCTCCCGATCCCATTTTTCTTCAGACGAGCAGGTTCTGCTTGACGTTTCACCTATAGTTGAAGACCTGAAGTCGAACAGCCTTGAAACTTCAACTAAGGTTCGCAAAGACAAGCAAGAGCAAATGAAGATGTTGGAGCATTTCTACCCGGAAATTATTGATGCTGCAACATCTGGTGATGGTCTGGAATTATCCCCTGATTTGGTTTCCCGTATGGCTAATAAGATTAGCCCGTGGGACTTGCGGGGTACTCCACATATGCTTAGGTCTTTCCAAACACTCATGTTGGAAGAGTCGCTTAATGCCGCACAGGACGCTGTTGCAGACCGTCTGTACTCACCGTTTATCCTTGGCAATTTGGGTATTAAGGATATTGATGGCACTGGTGTACCGTGGGTTCCTACTCAGGAAGAGCTGAATAACGTTCGAGACTTGATGCAACAGGCGCTCGCAGCCGATTTTAGGATGCTCATTCACCACTTTGGTTTTGATATTAAATCTGTTTTTGGCCGTGAGTCTGTTCCGCGTTTTGATCAAGACTTTGACCGAATCACTAAGAAGCTTTTGCAGGCATGGGGTATTGGTGAGTCGCTTATTTCCGGTTCTTCCGGCGGCCCCTATGCTTCTAGCGCTTTGAACCGTGAGTTTGTCACGCAGATGATGACTAATTTCCAGCAACATATTAAAACTCACATGAAGAAGCGAATGAAGATTGTTGCGGAAGTTCAAGGCCACTATGACTATGAGGAAATTGATGGGCAGAAGCAATACATCACTGAAAGTGTTCTGAGGAAGAATCCTGAGACTGGTGAGATTGAAGAGGTTCAGGAATATGTTCTTCTTATCCCTGAAGTTCGTTTTGCTACCTTGAACTTGCGTGATGAGGCACAAGAGCGTCAATTCCTGTTGCAACTCAAAGCAGCCGGGGTTCCTATTTCCGACAAAGCGCTTGCTGTTAATCTTCCTGTTGACATGGATGAAGAACAGGATTCCATTTTTGATGAAACGGTCAAAAAGTATCTGAGTGAGGCTACAGCAAAGAAGAGGGCTTTGGAGGTTCTTAAAGAAAAAGGGCTGCCTGTTCCCCCTGAACTTGCCGCGTACTTTATGCAGTCTGAACAGTCCATGATGCAAATCAAACAAATGGAGTATCAGCGCGAGATGATGAATAGCCAAGAGGCACAAGGCATCAACCCAGCTGAGACAATGGATTTTGTTAACCGTGGTGGTCGTCCATCTACCACTACGCCACAAGACGGACCACAAAAAGTCCGCCCTGATATCTCTAATGGTGGTTCAGACTACGGTCCCGGCGATGCTATGCGAGCAATGGAGTCAGACGAAATGCGATTTGAGATGCCGAAAACTTCAAGCATTGACCAGTCTTTGATCAATTTCATTATGATGAAGACTAACCGTCCGTTCAGTGATATTGAATACGATGAATATCTTGATGCTAAATACGACGGCAATGAAAATTGGAAATCCTACTATGGAATCACCTTTGAGGAATTAGAGGAAATTCTTTCGGAAATTCAGTAGACAGAAACACTTAAACTCCTTATATTTAAGCCATTAATAGGTAGAAAATATAAGGAGTTTTCATGCAAAAAGTACTCACTCAATATGGTGAAGGATTCGTTTTAGAAAAAGATGATTCTGGTCGCCATGTTAGTTACCTAGTGTCTGGACCCGGTTTTAAAACATGGGTTGCGGCTAGTGATATGCCCATTGGGTTTAATGATGAAGAAATTTCCGAGCCAAAACCTAATCCAGAGCACGAGCTTCCCTACACAGTTGATCCTGAAACTGATGATTTTTGGGGCTTCTCAACCATCGTTCCTGATGAAGAAGACGTAGAGGTTAATGAGGAGCGTTTAGAGCCGTCACGCCCGCTTGATATTGAGATTGAAACTGAAGAGAAGATAGACCCTGACAGTGATAAGGGTAAGATGCTGCGTGACCCGGAAGGTTTTGTAGAGGAATTTCATTTTAGCCATGCAGGAAACGTTAACCCGAAGGTTGCGGCCTTTATTGAGCTTTGTGAACAAAATGAAGAGTTCCGCGAGGCAGCTTGGAAAGATGTTCAGGCTAAAGCTGCGAGGTTGCGCCGTGAATCTAAAGTCTCTCCTATCGAGGTCACCCCTAGAGCTATTTTTGCCAATGTTACCGGTGACAACGGTACATATTCTACTGTTGTGGTTCGTGGTGGTGCAGTCATTGGAGCTGGGAATGTTACAGAGTGGTCTTGCACTTGCGAGTGGGGTAAACATGCTTTTGTTCGTAAACACACTTATGTTGGCCGTCTTTGCTCTCATGCTTACGCCGCTTATTTAGAGCTGCAAAAGCTTCAGAAACTGGATACCAATAAGGATATTCAGAAAAACCGTAAGCGTAAGCGTGACGTTCGCCCGTACTACCAGAAGCCCGCTTCACTTGATGTTAACTACATTGAGGAACAGGATGATCATTGGGTGGAAGACCTTGATGAGTTTGGTGAGGGTGAAGAGACTTCTACTATTCTGATTAATGGCCATGAGGCTAACTACCCTGATGAAATTGAATTGGATGATGCATTGCAGCATCAGCCGTTCTCCGGCTCTGGACCAGCCCCAATTGGTGTATCTAACCAGTCAGCTGGATTTGGCTTCATGCGTAAAATGGAGGATATTCTAGAGGATTTGGGTAGTGATGTAGTTCCAGTGGATGAACATAGTCATAGCAAAGAAGCTGGCCGTAAATTCACCCGTGCAGAGCAAATTCAGCTAATTAATGAAGCTAACTCTGATGAAGAGATTCTTTCACGTCTCTGGCTGGACGGTACCCATTATGTCCGATAAGAATATTGTTTCCAAACACAAAGTATCTAACGTTGGCTCCATTGACCTAGATGGATTTGATCTTCTACCTGGTTGGCAACCTACCCCAGGTAAGATTTACACGACAACACGGGCTATTTCTTCCCGAGTGAACCAGAACTTTGATGCGTGGCCGTCTAGTGAACTTAAAAAGGCTTACAAAACCTTTTTAGGCAAGCCTGTTTTCGTTAACCATGTTAATGATGACCCCACGAAAGCCCGTGGCGTTGTTGTTGCTTGTCGTTTTGTTGAAGACGGTAAAGATAAGTACATCGAAGTCATTCAGGAAGTCGATGCAGAGAAATTCCCTTTGCTTGCAAAAGAACTCATTGAAGGTGGATTAGACTCTGTTTCTATGGGGTGTGAAGCCCGCCGTTCTGTTTGTTCCATTTGCGGCAATGAGTCGAGCAACGTTTTTGACATGTGCGATCATGTTTTGAATTACAAGGGAACTAAGATTAACGGCAAGCTTGTCTATGAGACTTGCTATGATTTGGGTTTCTTTGAGTTGTCTTATGTTTTTGACCCCGCTGATGAGACCGCTTTGATATCAAAAGTTGTTACGGCATCTGATGAATTCTCTGAGGAGATTTCTGAGGAAGAGAAACAAGAACTGGATAACATTGATGATTTTTACACAATTTACCGGTACATAGAGAATTACTATCCACTTAACCCGGAAATTGTTAGCGAATCATTCTGTTTTTCTCCGCGTGGTGACGGCATTACTTTCCAGGTTGCTTTGGTCAACAGGGATATTGTTATTTCCGACCATGAGGGTAATCAGTTCCTTGTGCCTGAAAAACTTCCTTTTGAGAAAAAGCTTGAATACATCACTTTTAAATTCCCTAAACTTCATAAAGAAAGGTACGGCTGGTGACAACTAAGGTAGCTAAACTTGATTTGGGTGAAGAACTTAAGTTCGTTTACTTTTGGTTTGATGTAGAACCTGGTATGATTAAGCACCCGTCAGCCAATATCATGTACGATACTGTTAACCACCAGGCAATTGATTCAGTTACCGGTGAGTTTATTCAGATTGTCGGAGGAACTACAGAGGAGCAAGCACTTTTTCTCACGAATGAAGCGCCTACTATCCAAATGAATCAGGCAATAGAGCACATCAGTATTAAAATTGAATCCGGTAAGATTACTTTGGCAACAAAACGAGGTGAAAAGGAATTCACTATTCCTGAAAATCTTGTTGCCCGCGATGTTTCCAAGTCAATCTTTTCCGCATTTGAAGCACTTCATGATGTTAATCATAAAGATGTAATTAGTGAAGAAACAAAAAGCGAGGTTGAAAATATGAGTGATGTTTACAATCAGGGTGACCAGGAAGATGCTTTCATCGCTGATACCCCTGTAGCTGAACCATTCGAGGACGGTGTTCTCGAAGATGTTCAATCCCAGGAAGATGCTTTGATCGAATATCACGCTTCCGATGACTCCACTGATAGTGATTCCCACAAGGAAGACACTGAGGATGAAGCCAAGGATGCCCTTGATGAGGCATATGAAGTTTATGATCACAGTGACGATTCTGACGATGACTCCCACACTGCTTCCACTGAGGATGAGGGTCTTTCCGCTGGTGAGTTCACTGGTGAAGTACCGGATGCCGTTGTAGATGAACTTGTTGAGGATGTTCAGGACGCTTCCGCAGAGGTTGCAGAGCTTCAGGAAGAAATTGCCATTCTTGAAGATGAACTTAAGGAAGTTAAGGCTGCTTTACGTAAAGAACGTATTGCTAATAAGCGCCTGAAGGCCGCTTTTAAGAAGCAAGCTAGCCCCCTGGATGATGTTCCAGAGACCCCTAGCGTTGATGTTACCGCCCCTGTTCAGCATGACGATGTGACCGCACACCCCACGGGAACAGAGTTTGATCACAACAATGGTGAAGACATCAAGGAATTCCAAGAGGAAACCAATGTGACTATGGCCCCGGGTGATGAGCCACTAAAGACCGCATCTGAACTTGATGCCCTGAAACTGGCCGAACTTCAGATTGATCATGGTCTGGCTTCCGGTTCCAAGTGGGAACTTGCCGTTTCCCTTTCAAAAGAATCTGCATTGTTTGTTGAAACCCAAATCCGCGCGCTTGAAGCCATGCCGAAGAAGCAGGCTGAAGTCCGTGTAGTGAAGAAGGCTAGTGCACAGTCTAAGCCGAATATGCGGTTTAGTGGTAATTCCAGCAATTTCACTATCCCCGATCACATGGTTTTCATCTAAATAGTAATTAATATTTGAATGAGAGGATACAATTAATATGTTTATGCCCCCGGTTACTAATCCGAATCAGCAGCGCACGCTGGCCCCGCTTTACGCTACCACGCAGGCTACCCCTTACGCTGGTTTCCTTGATCCAGAGTTCCTGAAGAACCCCACTGTTGATATTCTTCCGGGTACTGTTATGTACCGCAAGAAGGGTGAAGTTTTTGCTCCCCTTACTGGTGCTGTTAAGGGCACTGCTAAGGCTTTCGGTCTTTCTGCTTTGTTTGTTGCACCTAAGATGCGTATTGACGAAGTGAGCGGCACTGGTTCTAACATGTTCTCTGTTTGGGTTGGCGGAAATGATTCTCTATTTGAGATTCTTGCCCCGGCTTTCGACACCACTGCTTCCTACACTCTGAAAGAGGATGGTTCCAAGCAGTATCTGACTGCTAATGATGAGGGCCGTCTTACCACAACGGGTGCTACCAAAGAAAACGCTGTGGCAGAGCTGATTGACGTTATCAGCACGAACCGCATTGTCGTTCGTCTGGGTGTTTCCTAATCAAAAGTAAGCCATAAGTAAACAGTTAACTATTTTAGAAAAAGGATTTTAGTTTCATGACTGAAGGTTTGATGCGTTTTGCAAAGTCCAGCCAGGACTACGCTAACGAAATTGCCGCTGCTTACAAGCGCATGGGCGGCCGTAAACTCACCGCTTCCGAGAAATCCAATGCTCTGAAGAAGATGTACGCGAATGGGTCCGGTGTTCTGAAGATCGGAAAATCCATGATTGGGCCTATCCAACTGAAGTTGCGTTATCAGGGTATTGTTCGCAACGTTCTTCTTGAAGATGCTTTGGAGCCAGGTGTTCCGGTTCAGTACGACGTTCTTGACCAGTGGGGCCAGGCTTATATCCTGCATTCCACTGATGGTGAAGTAAAGGTCAAGATGTTTGAGGCAAAGCGTGTGCAGGTTGACCTGTTCCGCATTGCTGCTTTCCCGAAGGTTCGTAAAGAAGATGTGTGGATGGCCCGCGCAAATGTTGTTGAGTACGCTCAGGAAGAGTCTAAAGAAGCTATTATGAAGCTTGAAGACTCGCGCCTTGTTACTCTGTTGGAAGGTGCTATTTCGCAGTTCCAGGCTAACAACCCGGATGCTCGTACTGGTGGTGCTTTGCCGAACGAAATTACCATCGCTTCCGACTACATTACCGCTAACGATCTGTACTCCGCTGTTTCTATCCCGGATACCCGTCAGCTGGATTCTTCCCGCATTCTGTGTAATACCCGTGATTACCGTGACTTCTACCGCTGGGAAATCAACCAAACTGGTTGGGCATTCAAAGATAACGTTGTTGCTGGTGAAACTATCACCACTTTCGGTGAATTCCAGATTGGTAAATCCCCAATCATTCCTGCTGGCACAATGTATCTTACCCCGGCACCTGAATTCCTGGGAGTTATGCCGGTGATGTACTCACTGGATGTGGAGGAAAACAACAAGGTTGAAGACTTCCATTACGGATGGGTTATGGATGAACTTATTGGCATGGCTATTCTCAACGCCGCTGGTATTGTGGCTCTGCGTAAGAGCTAGTTAGTTACAACCAACTAAGATTTGCCCCGTCACACGGCGGGGTTTTTCTTACGCCTATGATCTTGACTTTTGATCATGCATGTGGTAAGATGAAAACATGACTAAAAAGAGGCCACTGTTTTCAGATGAAAATAAAGTAAAAGAATTAATTAAAATGTACACTGGTGGGGCATCACTGCGTGATTGTGCCGCACACTTTGGGTGCTCTACCCCAACGATCTCAACTGCGCTCAAAGATAATAATATTCCAAAACACAAGACTGGAACTAACCTTAAGCCAAAGAAGAAGGCAATCTCCATCGATACTGAAGAGCTTACTTCGCTTTGGGAGACAATGAGCCAACAGGAAATTGCAAAACACTTTGGTGTTTCCGTTGATACTATTGTTGATCGGGCAAAAACGCTTGGGTTATCCCGTGACCATTCGTTGCGCAACAAAATTCGACATCAAACAAATGTTGAAAAGAATGGCGCTGACTATCAGAAAAAGAAGTATGAAAAGTACAAGAAGACTATGGAGGAAATCTATGGCCGTGAAAACTTCTTCTCTGGTGAAGAAGGCTCCAACGCTGTTAAAGATGCACTAGTAGAAAAATATGGCGTAGAAAACTCAGCGCATATTGACGGTGTTCTTGAAAAGAGAAGTGAGACTTTCCATGACAACATCTCTTCCTTAACAAATAAAGAGCGAGAAGAACTGTCTAAGGCCCGCGCAGAACGAGCAAAAAAGGCATATGAAAAACAAGTTGAAAAACTTGGACGGCACCCTGCTCAATACTATTGGTCTGAGTTCGCACTTGATATTTTATCGTCAAAAGAAAAACTTGAAAATTACATTACCAAAAATGGTTATGTAAAAATTCAGGCGATTGCTGATTCTCTTGGCGTTGGATATTCTACTGTTCAGTGGAGGCTTCATAATTTTGGTATTTTCCACCTTGTTAAATGCAAAACAACTTCCCGCTTTGAAGTAGAACTAAAACAGATACTAGAGGAAATTTCCGGCAAGGAATTCAACAAAACCCGTAAAGCTATCTACCCCAAAGAAATCGATCTGTATAATGATGAATTAAAGTTCGGGGTTGAATTTAACGGCACTTTCTGGCATTCAGTGCAGTATGAGAAGTGTGAGGATGGGGTTTACCGGCCTAAGAAGGAATGCCGCCTGCATACTTACCATCGTGACAAGTCTTTTGATGCTGAAAAGAACGGCATTTTTATTTTTCACGTGTTTGAACATCAGTGGACCGACCCGGATGTTAAGCCTAAGATTATTTCGCAGTTGCGGAATCTTTTGGGTAAGAATGAAAATAAGGTGTATGCCCGCAAGTGTGTTGTTGATTTGAATGTTCCGGCATCTGAATCCATGCGGTTTCTTCAGGAAAACCATGTGCAGGGTGCTTTGAGTGCGTCTGTTAAAATTGGTTTACGTCACTGTGATGAATTAGTTGCACTCATGACGTTCCGCAAAAATAATGTTGGTGACTGGGAGTTATCCCGTTTTTGCAACAAAACGAATATGAATGTTGTTGGTGGGGCCTCCCGATTGTTTAAGGCTTTTGTTATGGAATATAACCCGAAAGAAGTATTTTCGTATAGTGATATTGCCCGCACCCGTGGCACCATGTATGAGAATCTTGGATTTAAGTTTGTTAAGTTTACTCAACCTAACTATTGGTGGATTAATATTTTTAGTGAGTTCTACATTCCGCGTTACCGTACACAAATGCCTAATGAGACTCAGATTATGTCTGATGGTGGTCATGTGAAGATGTTTGACTGTGGTTCCCGGAAGTGGGTGTGGAACAGGTGATTTGACAACTTTCAAAACTTGTGCTAACATGTTGTTATAACATTCAAAAAAAGATTGGAGTAACAACAGTGAGCCGCAAAAAAGAAGATTACCAGCTTCCAAAGCACAATGTTTTGGAGGAAACAATTAATCACCTTATTGATGAATATAATTCCGGTGTTAGCAAAAGAGAACTACAAAAACGATACGGTGTTTCACGGGCAAACTTGGAGGGAATTTTCTCTCGCAATAAGGATAAGATTAAAACATCACGCCCTACTGAAACACACCAACAGATTATTGATCTTGCAGAACAAGGCTTTATGTCCTACGAAATCTGCAAAAAACTTAACATCTCTAACCAGCTCCTAGAGTACTACAAGAAGCGATACAATATTGAGCTGGTTGCCCCTAAGTTCGGCAAGAAACTCCCGCAAGATAAGATTGATAAGGCCCGCGAGCTTTATCATGAAGGGGAAAGCATGAAAGCAATTTCCCGGATTGTTGGCCGATCATACAAAACTATTATCAACTGGCGTACACGTTTCAATTGGGAAAGAAAAGAAGAAAATGATAATCGAGCTGAAGAAAATAACAACAACGAACAGTGAAGAATACACTCTAGCAATTGGGAACTTGCGGGGTCAATACTATTGGAAGTTGCGCGAACTAAACCCATTCACCAAACAGCTAGAGGTTGTGAAGGCTTCCAATGGATTCACCACATTCGGTAGTGCAGAGCATGATTACAAAAATTGGGTTAAACTGCATCTTTCTGAATTTTGGGATGAGCAACCAATAGTAGAAAACACGTAGTGGAACTTTACTTTTCCACCGTGTTATGTTATCGTTAATAGTTGCCGTGAACCAGCGGTACCCAGCCTCAATCCCAACAAGAATCTTGATGGTGATTGGCGCTACCGACTATTATTTGGAGGATTATATGAGCGTTTTTTCCGAGGCACTTTCCGGCTACGTCGCACAGCTTCAGAAGGCTCGCACGGAAATCACCGGCAAGGTTGCCGAGCTGACCGCCCGTGTTACCGAGCTTGAGGCCCGTGACACCATCACTGGCGATGACCTGGCAGCCCTGGCTACCATTAAGGAAATCGCACAGTCTCTTGATGACATTGTGCCTGATGCACCTGCTGCTGTTGTTGAGGAAACTCACGACAATGGTGATGCTGCTATCGCTGAAGAGCTTCCTGAGGCTCCGGTTGATGCCTTGACCCCTGCTGTTGAGGATGTTCCTGCTGCTGAAGTTCCTGCTGAGGAAACCCCGGCTGCT